ATAGGGTAATACCGTACACCATCCTTGTTTATAGGATCAACTTCTGGATCTTTGAGATCAACATCAACAAATTCAAACATTAGAATTTTCTTTCCAGATTCTATAATAATGCATTATCATATAGTTGTCAAGTGCTATTAGGAACTCCACCTAGAATAGTATACTTAGAAATAAGATATGATTTAACTAAACCTGATCTAACAATATCATCAAGACCAAATTCTATACAAGAAAACTCTTTCATGTCTTGTAGAACACGAATGAAATCTGAGATACCATCCTTCTCATTAGTTCTAACTAGATCAGTCTGTGTAATGTCACCACAGAACATAAGTTTAGAGTCCTCACCTATACGAGTGATCATAGAATCTAACTCATGGAAATTTAAATTACTAAATTCATCTACTATAATGATAGCATTATCAAGAGTAACACCACGAATAAAACTTGTAGACCAGAAATCAATTGTATCTTGTGCTCGTAAATTATCATAGAGCATCTCAAACGAATTATCATCTGGCATCTTAAACATATACCTTACCATATTCTTGTAAGGTATCTGATATAAGTACGACTTATCTTCATGATCGCCAGGAAGAAAACCAATCTCTCTAGTAGGTACTAATGACCTTACGATGTATATCTTTTCGTATGGTGTAGTTTCATCTAAGACTTCCTGTAATGCTAAGTAAAGCATAATAAAAGTCTTACCTGTACCTGCAGCACCATGTAAAAGCATGTTCTTACCTGCCTTATACTCATCAAAAGCAATCTTTTGATTGTCAGTAAGAGGCTTGATATCAGTCATGTATGACTTATCAATAGGCTTCTTTCTTTTCATCATCTTCTTAGACATGGGTTGGATCGGTGAAGTACCGTTCCCATTACCGTTGGATTTCTTTTTTGCTCTTGGCATAATTTAAGTAAACCTACTCAAGTTTGCACGAGGATGTGCTGATTGCACCTTAGACATAACCTCCTTAAATCCATCATCAACTTTAGGTTTACCATAGACAGCAGAGGTACTTTGATTACCAAAATACCTTTCCATATCAGGGTTTTCTTCTTTATATTTATCAAGCTCTGTCATAGACATAACAAGCTCAATAACTTCACCTGTTTTCTTATTAATAAAATCGTACGTAGGCATAACTGATAAGTTCTATTCGGGGTGTACATATCCAAGTGCCTCGGATATAATTGGGAACTGTTGTTTGAAAATATCTTTACATCCTTCTGCAATATCCATGTGCTCTTTTTGAGTACCATGTCCACTACGTAAATCTATATAGTGAATCCATGACCGAATACTACCAGTCATGTATAATTTGGTCGGTGTAGCAAGAGGAAGTACAAATCTAGCACACTCCTTTGCAATACCTGCTTTAAGCATGTCTTGATATAGTATCATGGCATCAGAAAAATGCTTGGCCATTTTTAATTGAAAATCCTGATTCAAAAAAGGATCTACATCATCAATACTATTCTGTCTGTTCTTAGTATCTTGACGACGTAATAATGGTAAAGGTATCTCCTTAGCTAACAGACTGCTGTCTGCATACCTCTGAGAGAACTCTTGATAGGTAAATGACCTATGACGTAATATCTGTGCTGCTAGACCCCTTGTGGTCTCAATCTGTAGGGTCATGTGTGCCTGTTCAAAGACAGACCAGTGTCCATGCTCTATACAGTACTTTAATAGTCCAGCAACCTTTGGGTTGTCTTGATTGTTTGGGTTAGAGACACGTGCCACATAACCAATAGTTTTCTCTGCTTCTGGTGTTACAGAGATCAAAGATACATTATTCATCAGATACAAATAAAATACGAGAGATTACATAAAGACCCATAGCCTTTAGATAACCGATTGCCTGTAGTCCAAACAGACCAGGCATCAACCAGTTCCATACTAACATAAGAATAACAGGATTGAGGAAAAATCCAACAACTTGTTTTCCATACTTAAGATTTTGTTCTTGCTCTTTAGCATTAGCAAGTTCCTTCTCCTCATCCTCTACCTTACGCTTATCAAAATAAACTGTCATCCTTTTTCTTTCTTTGGCTTGTTTGGTTTCTTTGGAAGAGGAGTTGATTGGTTGTTCCATAATTTAGGATTAGTTCTGCCTTCAGTTTGATGTAGAGTCTTGAAATCTTTTTTGTACTTATCATAGTACTCATCAAAGAGTTCAACTGCACTATTACTATTAACTATATCATATGCAATCCTACCTTCACGCATATACTCTACAAGATATGCACTATAAGGTAACTTCGTATCCTTTGCTAGATTGGGATCACAATCTTCATGAATTACCATCATGAACGACCACCCCATTCTATAGTAGGAAACGCTTGACTTACTACTGCTTTAGTAATACGTTTATACTTTGTTGAAAGCTTACCATCTTTAACTAGACATAAAAGTTCTGCTTCTTGTGCAGCAAGACCTTCTAGCATTTGAATGAACATAGTTTCTCTCTTAGAAGGTTTGAGTTTATTGTCTCCACCTTTAAAGAACCTATACAACCCTCTATACTCTGACTCCAAGCGACTATGATCAGTCCCTGCAGGAGCATCGTTAGGTGTATAAGGAACGTCACCTTCAGGTAACATAGAAACGATACTATCATCAAAATTGATAATCAATAACTGACGTAATGCAGCAGAGTTATTATCTCTGAGAAGTTTAACCTTCTCATCTTTTGTTTTAGCATTAGAGACCTTACGTAAGATCTCACTAATAAGTAACCTAGAGTTACTATTTGAAAGTTGTTGTTTTGGCATAATAATTAGTCCTCATCATCTTCATCATCAGATTGAAACTCAGTCCAGTTGTTTTGAGTACGGATGTAAATCAACTCATCATGTAAGAGATTACCATCCTCATCTAACATCTCTGGGTGTGTAACTGATTTAGCGTAGGCAGCGTTTTCTATATAGTCTTCTACATATCCTTTTGCTAACCATGCAACCACCAGTCCTAAAAGAAAGGCACCTATTACCATTAGAACAACTAATGCAATTTCCATAGTGTCTCTCCATAGCTATTTTTATTTAGAGAGTTTTTTGCGACCTGGTTTTCGATCTATCTCATACTGACGAGCATCATGTAGTATAGCATACAAATATTTTCTGATCTTTCGTGCTCTAGGTTTACCTAGATGACCATATGCTTCACGTAATTGTTGGTGTTCGTTATCACTCCCACCTTTAATGTAAGCATCAAGATCAGAAATTACAAGAGCTAATTCACTAGCAGTACTAGAATTAATAAACTCTCTAACCTGTTTACGAGTTGCTTTGATATGCTGTAAGTAACGATAACATTTAAAAAGGTATATCTCCTTCTCAAATGCACCATCAATAGCATGTTCAACTAAATCGTAAAATTCATCCATCAGATAAGATTATTCTCCCGAAGGTATTTAACTGTGTCCGTACACCCACCAAGATTGTCACTATTCAGTACAACCTGTGGAAATGTAGAACCTTGACCGAACTGATCATAGAACGCTTCTCTCTGAAAGTCAAGCCCCAATTTATATTCCCTGAAATTATATCCCTTACCCTGTAATACTTGTTTTATCTGAGTGCAATACGGGCAACCGTCCCGTGTGTAAACTGTAAAATTCATATTAGTTTATAAAAATAAAAAGGGTGGGGAAAAACCCCACCCAGTATATATTATCTGACTTACTGTGTCAATCAGAATGTGAACTTAGCACCAAGTTTGGCAGACCAGTCAACGATATCGTCACCTGCTTTCTCACCAGTAATACCAGCAAGTTCGCCATAAACTCCAAGAGTTTCTGTAGCAGCAACGCTTACGCCAACTTTACCAGAAAGTTCTGCTTCAGAACCGTCTGTTCCGTCCTTAGCAACGAAAGAAGGACCACCTTGTACATAGAAGTCAGCAGTTTCGCTGATAGCACCTTCATAACCGATAGCAAGATCAGTAGTTGCTCCTGAATAGTCTCCATCTGGATATGAGATGTTGCTCTCAACGTTCACGTAAGGACCAGCAAAAGCTGCACCAGCGAGAAGGAATGGAGATGCTGCTACTGCAGCGATTGTTGATTTGATAGACATGATTGTTTTTTATTATATCTCGCAAGGCATTAAAATAACCCCACGGATGATAGTTTTCCCGACATGGAAAACTGTTTGCATCTACGCAGGGTTACGATTATTTCGAGTCCTTTGTATGATGGTATTTATAATAACATAACTTTACATTTCTGTCAAGCCTGTTCGGATTGCTCTAGTTTTTCCATGATATCATCCAGTTTTTTCTGTTCATAAAGGAGTTTAGCATGAAGATCCTCCTTCTCTTTCATAAATTTCTCCTCATTATACTCAGGAATTAACATCACATCATTAGGATCTACAATTGGATCAAACTCAACGTCAACATCACCAACAAGTTCTCTGAGTCTTTCTGGTAGATCTTCTTTTCTTAGTTTAGGTAGTTTCATAATCGTATCCTATTGCCATTCTTGTATGCCAGATTAAATTTCCGTTTCCAGCATTATCTAGGTCTAGTGAAGTCATTATAACATTATTACTAGCATCACGCAACACAAATGCAACACCACCTGGATTAGTTGTCCAATCATTATTACCTGTACCATTAAGTACTGTCACTCCTAGTGTATGATTTCCAACTGT